CCGAGCTGGATTCGAACCAACCCTAAATGCACCAAAAACATTTGTGCTACCGCTACACCATCGGGCAATATTGTGGACCAGCCTGGGCTCGAACCAGGGACCTATTCATTATGAGTGAAGCGCTCTAACCAACTGAGCTACAAGTCCAAAATGTGGGAGGAGTAGGACTCGAACCTACGAACTCTAAAGAGGGAAGATTTACAGTCTTCTGCAATTGCCGCTATGCGATACTCCCAAAATAAGGAAAGGAGAAGATGGTTCAGTGGACATCTCCTTTTATGATTGGCATTACTAATGGTAATTTAAACTCCGACGATGTCTTATTCCAACCACTACCAGGTATTTACATCATCATTCCCCAATCAACCTAATATTTTAAGGAAAGTAGAAGATGGGTGCGTGGACATCTACTTTTATGATTGGCATTTCTTCGACTTCATTCAGTCCCCTCGCTTACATTCCAACTCCTTAGAGAAGGTGTAAGGCTTTCCAATCAACCTTTAGCACGCATGAAAGGATTCGAACCTCTGACACATAGTTTTGGAGACTACTGCTCTACCGTCTGAGCTACACACGTATTATTTTTTTACAATTCCCGCCTTAATAAGAAACTTACGAGCAGATTTCTTATTCTTACAAGCTTTTTTTGTTGTCATTCTAATGGCTTTAACCATTTTGTTAATTTCTTTCTTTGTCATGAGGTCGGTACAGGAATCGAACCTGTGTAGATAGTTTTGCAGACTACCGCCTAAACCACTCGGCCAACCGACCCTTTGTTTTACAAATTTAACCCAAATTATTGGGATAATATAATAATGTTGGGTTCTTTTTTTGGATATCAACCTCGGGATATCTTTCTTTAAATTTCATCACATTAAAAGGTTGAGTTATGATATGGAATCCACTTCTTGTCTTAATAAAAGTCATTCCTTGGTCTTTTCCTGCCTCTTTCTGTAACTCGTTTATATATTCTCTCAACGATACTTGGTATGGGTCATGATTGAATCCATCCATTGATACGTTATCAATATCGATAATCCATCTTTTCTCTTGAGTCTTAATCTGTCCAACAACCGAATCAAATAACCCCTTTTGGTTTTGAACTCCATTCTTAATTCTCTCAGCTAAACTCGCCAACATATCCAAAGACACATCTCTGTGATTTTGTTTCTGAACATGAATGTAAGCTCTTGCCTTGAACATCTCACATAGTTGTTTTACCTCATCATATCTCCTTTCCAAATGGTCAATTGATTCAATGCAATATGTTTTGATAGTTCTAACCGACTGATGGTTATCTCTCTCACCTTCAGGTTGGTCTTTCTTACGTTTGAAGACATACAACATATAGAAGTCTCCCTTCTCCTCGAAGTTTAATAACGGTTTTATTATGTTTATGTTATCTATCATCTTATTGTTTTTTATTTAACCATGTCAAAATTAACATTATTATCCGACATTAACTCACGAAGTTCATCCCTTATTTCTTGATAAGCGTCGTACTTATCTTGAGGTAAATTGTCGGGAGCATATTTTGTTTTAGTCCTTAAAGATTGGTCTAATTCCCATAAGACCGACCAAAATTTAAGACCCTTTGTTGCCAATTCAAACTCCTGATTATCTTCAGGTAAATTAAATTCAAGTATTGCTTTCATAATATATGTTTTTTGTGACCCCTCCGAGACTCGAACTCGGGACTCCTTCATTAAAAGTGAAGTGCTCTAGCCAACTGAGCTAAGAGGTCAAATACCCCACTTCACCAGGTTAACGGACTGGCTGCCATATGGGAGTGGGGGTTTCCCGTTAATTCGGGACTCCGTGGTAACGGTCAGAATCGAACTGACGACACCTTGCTCTTCAGGCAAGTGCTCTACCAACTGAGCTACGTCACCTAATGTAGTTCCTGTAGGATTCGAACCTACGACTACTTGCATGTAAGGCAAGGACTCTTCCACTGAGCTAAGGAACTGTAAATTATGTATCGCGTACGGGGTTCGAACCCGTAATCTTCATCGTGAAAGGATGACGACTTAACCAATTTGTCCAACGCGACGTTTAAATCAAGTACAAAATTACAACCAATATTTCAAAGAACCTAACAATTTTAAAACAAAAAACCCCGAACCTTTTTACGAGTTCGGGGTATATAAAAAATTTGGTTTATTTTTATTTTAAAAAATTACTCAAAAATTATATCCGAACTACAATCGCGCATACGCTCATACCAACAAATCGATTTTTGCTGTGTACTAAAGACCATATGTTTTATTGTAGTTTTCATTATTTCTAATATATAGTTCAAAGATAGTAAAAATCTCTGAGTTGTCAAATTATTTTTAATAATCGATTTTATGGTCTTGAGGTAATGTCATACTTTGACCAACAATTACATCCCTAAAACCTTTAGTTACGGGTTCCACATAGTGTGGGTGAGTTAAACCTCCTGGAAACACGATAACATCCCCTTTTTCTAATCTGTAAGTAACATTCTGTCTAGGAAAAATTAGTTTACCTCCTTCATAATCATCAGTTAAACATCCAACCATACTTAACCCACTAAAATCCCAATGAATATCTTTTTCACCGTTAATTAAACTATTAGGTGTATAATGAAGTAAGAATAAATCTCTCCATTTTGTTTCAACAAATTTACTTAATTGTTTTATAGTCTCCTCACTTGAATTTAATCCTATTCCTTTTTCAACATCATACGTACTAAAATAATGTCCCAAATATTTGGATTCAATTTCAGAAAACCAAAAATTATCAAAAATATAAAATGTGTTTTTATCCTCAATATGTAAATCTAATCTTCCATCAAAACCGCTCTTATTTCTAACCGACATTAGTCTTTCAATAAGTTCATCAGTCATGATTTTTGGAAATACAAAAATATCTAAATCTATTTGTTTCATATTATTATTTTTTTATATCCTTTAGGGGCAATATCGGAATCTTCTCCAGGTACTTGATAGAAGTATTCGTCCCATATCTTATCAGAATTTAGGAGATTAGTGTTTTTTATTTCTAATAATTTCCAATCCATTCCTTTATCTGCCTTTCCAACATTCATTATCCAATCATGTATTTTTTTAGCCCCTTCAGGCCAAACAACGTATGCTAACGACGAAGGTTCTAAATCTATTAACCAAAAAGCATCTAATTGTTTTTCAACAATACTCTCAAACGTGAAATTAATATCTTTCTTTATTTTAACATCATCCTCAAAAATAAAATACGGTAAATTCTGCTCAGAACATTCTTTCAATAGCTTTAGATGAGTTAAGGTATTACCATAGATACATTCTTTTATTATACCCCAATCTTCAAACTCATTATTTAAAAATAATTCTTCAATCTCATCCGTAACAATTAAATCACGTCCATCAATTGCGTCATAAAAAGAAAACTTTAGATTGTTTTTTATAAACAAATCTTTAATTTTTGCTCTTCTATCGGGTCTTCTTTTTAATGAAATAACAAAAGTTTTATATAGCATCTTTACTTGTTAATTTAAACATATTATTTATTATATATATAATATAGATAATCATTTTTTTCCGTCTTGAATATTGAAATTAATAACACATCTATGTGTTTTTCCGTAAAATGGTTTAACCGAATGTACGATATCATACGGCCAAATGATTAACATACCTTTTTTAGGTCTGATAAAGTGAGACATCCCTCTAATATGGAATGTAAAAACTCCACTATAAGGATGGTCGGCAATAGGGTCACCGTCAGATAAGTAATAACCTCCTGAGAAGTTTAACATTGTTTCTTCATTTGGTTGCCATCTACAGTGATTGTGAGCATTATGACCTCTACCTTCAGTTGGGTTATAATATTGAATCCAGCTCTCGGTAATATCAGGTTTTCTATTGTGTTGGAACCCTAACATGTCTAATAACTCCATATAACCACTCTCAACCCTTTGTCTAATCTTCTTAACGTTCTCATTGTTGATGTCAAGAAAGTCGTTAGGCGGTGTCCAAAAACGACTACCAATAGGATTATACTCTGTAGGTTCCACCCACATTTCTCTCTTATCGTAATTCACAGAATAATTTGATTGTCTGTTAATGTCGTATTGTTCAGGAAGTTCCTGACCCATTAACTTTTGTTGGGGAGTTAGATTCTCAAACCCA